TAGTTGCAGCACCACCACCTCCTGCATAATAAGTTAAAACACCTGATATACCATAAGATAAACCAGAACCACCATAACCAGCATAATGTGCATCAGCATCTATGCCTATCGATCCGACACCTCCACCACCTCCACCAGCATCATGTATTCCACCTAAATAATAATTACCAGATCCACCTTTATTTCCTTGACTTGTAATTCCTGAAGATCCCGGACCATTATAAAAACCACCACCACCAGAACCACCAATATTAGAATTAACCTGACCACCACCATAACCACCTCCAATAGCAGTAAAAATTCCAAATACTGAATTAGTACCATTAGTTCCAAGCCCTCTACCTATACTACCTGTACCACCAGAACCAACAATAACAGCAGTACTCCCGGAAGATATTAAATAATTACTTTGATATATTAATCCACCTGCACCACCTCCACCACCTCCATTACTACTCACACTTCCTGCACCTCCTCCAGCAACTACCAGCACCTCTACATTACCAGCCATATTAGTAACAAAATTATCTGACGAATTAAAAGTGTGAATTTTATATCCATTTACAATGGTAATAACACCACCAGTAGCATTGAATTTCTTTCTTGATTTGAGAGCATTGTAGTTCTGCTTAATTTCTAAAGCAGATAAAGCACGATTGAAAATTTGAACATTGGAAATTTTACCATCAAACGGATCATAAGCATTTGAATTATTATAATCTCTATATCCAACATTAAATTGATTATATGTGTAAGTAGTAGATCCTGTAGTATAAAGTGTTGTTATATATGATGTTTCCACACCATTTACATATATATTTATACTACCAATATTATTCATTACAGCAGTTACATAATTCCAATTATTTAAAATTATACTATTACTATTTGTTGTTCTATATGAATTATCAGATCCTATAGTAAATGCGAGTGAATTTCCTCCGTAAACCATAAAATACCACCCATTATTTGTATTATAATTATAACTATTTCCTACTATAGCACCTCTACCTACACCAGGAATAGTATGAGGATATATTAAAGCACTTACAGTAAATTGTTGTCCAGTATTAATACTAGAAGATTTGGTAGCATAATTTTTAACACCATCAAATACAACACTACCATCAGAATAATCAAATGTGGTTCCACCAGTAAAAGTAAGATTGTTTCCGTTTCCAGATAAATCAGTCCAAATGAATCCAATTTGTTCTACAATAATTTCTGATATTTCTAACCATTGCCCTATGTATCCTGCATAATCAGCATAAATACCAACCGCTGATGTTCTAGATGTAAATGTTGTAGTATAAGTTATAGTATTTCCAGTATTAATACTAATACTACCTATCCCTAACCAGGAACCCCATTCAACTAAACTACAGACGAAATTACTCCTATATTTAAAAGTTAATTTATACGATGTTAATTGTTGAATAGTGCAAGGAAAACGAAGCCATGTTTCACCTGTAATTGTACTTATTATTCTTTGTGCTTTATTAGAAAACCCATTACCAGTAACTATAGTCATATATCCAACACCAGTAAAACCATCAGCCAAACCATCACTATTAGAATCTATTTCACAGTTGCCATTAGTAACTAAATTTCCATTAACAACCTCTTGATAACTTTGAATATTAATACTATCAAGCGAAAGTACAAGAGATGAATCTATCAATGATCGTGGATTACAATATGTACCCATTTTTTATTTATTTTTTACACAAATCTATGCAACAAAGCATTATAATTCTGTGATATTTCTGATAATGAAAGTGCCCTGTTATAAATTTGTATAGTATATACAGAACCAGCAAAATAAGTTCCATTATATAATGCACCAATCGAACTAATAACACTTGTAGACTCAATTAAATAAGTTGATTGAAGTGTATTAATAGCTTGTGTAGAATTAAGATAACAAAATTTATTTGTTCCATTCCAACCAACAGATATATTCAAATTTAGACCCAAATATGATGACACATTTACTGTTGCCCAATCAGATATATTCGTCTTTCCAAAATATAACAAATTATTATAAAAATAAACACAAAAACCATTAGTTCCTTTAGCATATAAAACCTGTGACGATGCTGGCAAAGACGCTGGTACTTTTACCCACATATTTACTGTAAAAGGAACAGATGGAAAATTCAAACTAGTAGAACTAACAATAGTTACCTGATTATTCACACCATTAAAAACTAACGAACCTGCATTTGCACTACTATAAGTAACTCCACTTAATGTACCGTTATTTCCCTTACCAGATAAATCTGTCCATACCGTTCCACTACCAGGATAACTTGTAGATTTACCAGCATCCAAATTCAATACCAATCCATCATTCACTATTCTTTCCTCATATCTCCATCTTAAAGAATTATAATTTTGAAGAACTTCCGAATCAGAAAGTGCTCTATTATAAACACCAACATTTGATATCTTTCCATTAAAATAATATGAAGCATATCTTGCGCCTATACTTCTATTATAAAGATTGCCAGACCCACTAGAATTAGTTCCACTATTTTTCAATATACCATTAATATAGATTCTCTTAAAATTGCCATTTTTACTAAAAGTTCCTACAACATTTGTCCAAGCATGTGTATTAGGTATTAATGGTGATATCGTAAGAGAAGAATTACCAACATAAAATTGAATATCAGTCGCACCATTAAAACTAATTTCCATAGCACTAGTAGGATCAGTAAATAACATTTGATAACTTGCACCAGAAACTGATCTATAAAACCAAATAGATAAAGTTCCATCATATAAATTCTGCAATGATACTGGATTACCTAACGCTGTATAACCACTAAATCCATCAAAATATAAACTTCCAAAATAATTAGAATCGTAAGTAACATTATTAACTAAATTTCCATTATTATTATAACTTGTTAAATCTAACCAAGCATTTGTTCCTGATCTGATAGTATTAACAAACGGAGTAACATAAGGCTTCTGCTCTACCATAAAATTATCTATAAGGAAATATCCCTGTATGGCATTTGGCGCAGTTCTTATATAAAAATCAGCCGCACCAGTACTTAATGTTAAAAAAGAATATGTAAATCTTTGCCACGAATTATTTATACCAGTAAAATTGAAGAAACCAGACATATTAACACCAGAAAAATACGGAACAGTAGGACAACTAATGTTTTTTGCATAACAAGAAATAGTGTAATAAGTTCCACCTGTGACATTTATATCACCATCCCAAAAAGCTATATTATTAACAGTTGAATTTTTTAACCTGACACAATAATTACCTTCATAAGTTTCACCACTCCATATTTCAGCAGTACCATCTGTCTTTGCATCAAATGCCCACCCACCTATAGATCCATTTTCAAAATTTCCATTTAATCCAAATAATGACCAATGTAAATTAGTAGTAGGCTCACCAGGAAAACTTTTTATATTACCAGCATCCAAAGATAATACCATACCACTAGTAACTAAATTCGGTCCCCTGTAAAAACCCATACTACTTTTTATTTTTATATATAAAAATAAAAAGTTTCTAATTTTTTTTCATCTTTCTTTTGGATATCTCATATACTTATTGCCAAATTTCTTTCTCAGTAATTTAGTTTCCCTATTATCCTTACCCAATATATAAGCATATTTATGTTTATTTTTAGGTTTTCTAACATAACAATTATTTAAACAATCTATTGAATATTTTTTCATTTTTTCAACTATATCTGTAGGTATTTTATTCCATAAAATTTTAGTTTTTAAATTCCATTCATTACTCCAAACAATTCCATTTTTCTTTAAATATGATTTATAAAAATTTAATTTTCTAAATCCTCTATTATTAATCCAACCATTAGGGTTATTTGGATTAAAATATAATTTATCAGACCCAAAATTATTTCCAAGATAATAAAAATTACACGCTTGATAAATAGTACCAAGTTCTTTTGCCTCAGGATCAGCATAAGCCTCAAATAACCTAAATTCCGTATTTTTAACCATCCACTTAATTGACCACATCAATAAAGAACTTGCTAAATTTTTAGGCGTCCATGATGCACATGCACCCCTACTTATAAGTTTTTCAAGTTTATATGTATCATCACCTAGAATTTTTGAAAAAGAATTTGGTGTTGACATAATTATTACACCTGCTAATAATCCATTATAAGTTGCAATAAATCTATGTGTTGGTCTATTTGGCATTTTACCCAACCATTCATATTTTTTAATAAAATTTACTATGTCCTTAGTTCTATAATCATCTTTTGAAACAAATTCAAAATTAAAATCAGATATTTTTAATATAGTATAATCAAAATCAATATTTTTAATGTCATTTTCCAATGTTTTTAATCTCAATTCATATTGCCAAGAATGTTTTTTATTATAAATAATCGGATCTATCATCTTATTAAAAACTTCGTAATTTTTATCTATGATAAACATAAAATTATATCCTTTTTCCTTACATATCTTTTCCTTAGCTAAATTTTTACTATAATGCTTGTTAAACCAATAAGATGATTTTATCTCAATTATTAAATTCAATTTTTTAAAATAAAAATCAGGAAAATAAGTACATTCTCTATCATTAAAAAAATATTTAATAGATTCACCTCTTTCTATTTCAATTTTATCATAATAATTATTCAAAAAATCAAATTCATATTTACCCTGATAATAAAGATTAGAATCTTTATATTTTAAAATATAAAGTCCCTTTGTGATCATTTTTTTATATATTTTTTCGTTTTGTGCCGGATAATTCACACCATATTTTTCAAATATAATATTAGTCAATTTTTGTTTTACTATTTCATTTTGCATTGGATTTTCAAATCCAAATTTTTCTAAACAAGTTTTTTTATATTGCTCCCTATTATTATAGAATTCATCATCATATCTCTTTCTTTTTGTGTTTGTTATTTTTTCCTTAATAAAGTTAGAACCTAATGGAGATTTAGATGAATATCTTTCCAAACATGTATTTTCAACTTTTAATTTAATTTCTTCATTTTGTAAAGGATAATCTACACCATAATTATTATTTAATGTTATTTTTGATTTTTCTCTAAAATCTTCCGTTGACATATACTCGTCAGAACCATACTTTTCTTTTATAGTCTTTCTTGCCTTATCCTTAATTTTTTCATTTAAAATAGAATATTCTACCCCATACCTCTCCAAATTTGTTCTTTTTGATTTTTCTTTGAACTCTTCTAATTTTAACGGATGATCAACACCATATCTCTCTAAAAAAGTTTCTTTGGATCTTACACCAGAACAATGCTTACAATGATAAATATCATTTTTAATATTTCTTAAATAAGAAAAATAAGAAATTTGATATTCTTGCTTACAATTATCACAAGATACATCTATCTTGTGTTTAGATGTTCTTGGTAAATCATTTACATTTATACTCACAATATCACCAGAATTTATATTATATCCCAGGTCAATATAATATCCAACGTTTTTATTCGTCACCTTTATTTCTATTTTATCTATCAAAATCATATATATTATATATATCAATAGCACAAAAGTTTATATTATTATCATTTTAATAGCACAATACATATTATTGATATGTGAGTAAATAAAAAAGCCAAACAAAAGTTTGGCTTTTTTATTAAGAATCCTGTAAAGGTTAGATTAAAACCACACATTGAATCAGTTACTTTATTAAATAGGAATAAAATTTGTTGATTCCTTAATGTGTAAGAACTCCATTAATTTAATTTTAATTGTATCATTATCATAATCTTTATAAGTCAACCGAAACAAAGGTATATTGTTATTTATACAATATCCAGTCTTTAATTTGTCTCGCAATTGTAAAATTTTAAAACCTTCTTCACCACCCCAACACATCACAGGACGAAAATGTTGTTCACCATCAAATTCAATACAAATATTCAACTCCGTTAAATAAAAATCAAAATATAATAGTGATTTATGTCTAAGATCACTAAAAGATTTCTGAGGTTTATATTTAATGTCATATTGCTCTAAAAAACTTGTAACAATTAACTCACCTTTGGATTCTTTACAAACTGGACAACCAGCTTTAGCATGAATGTGATCACCAGGTTTTTGAAAAAATGAACCGTGCTTAGGACAAATTATTTCTACCTTAGTATATGAGTTTATATATGTAACTTTACTATAATCATATTTATTATTATGAACTTTATTTGCCTTTTCAATAAATTTATCTAATCCTATTACTGTGAATTTTTTAGTTTTTTCTATTCCACATTTTTTACAACCAGACTTCTTAAAAAGATGTTCCATTGGCAACTCTTCAAATATACCATGAATTGGACAAATTATCTTAACCTTATTTAAATAATTTTTATAATCAGTTAGAGAATAATCATAAAAATTATTATGAACAATATTAGCTTGTTTAACGAATTTATCAGTTGTTTTAGATTTTTTTCTTTTAGAACATTCAAAACAATCATTTCCTTTCAAATGATTTCTTGGTGTTTGTTTAAATTCTTTATGTATAGGACAAATTATGTTAACTTTTGTATCTAAATTAATATAATTAACCAAAGAATAATCAAATTTATTATTATGGACTTTATTTGCTCTAATTACAAATTCATTTTTTGATAATTTTTTCATATTATATATATTAAATAAAAAAAAGCCAAACAAAAGTTTGGCTTTTTTATTAAGAATCCTGTAAAGGTTAAATTAAAACACCCATTGAATCAGTTACTTTGATAGTCATGAATTGCTTCCATGGAAAAAAACCAATATCAGCAACTGCATATCTTGAACGAATTAACATTCTTGGTGCCCATGTTGCTTCGGAAATTAATTGAATAGATTGTGCCATAAGGTAAGGTACGAATACTAAACCTGGTTGTTCAACGCTATTTTTTCTTCCTAAGAAAATTCTATTGTCATCCCATCTTTGATAAGGGTCAACATAGATACTAATTTGACCAACATTACCCATTGGAAATAATTGACCATTTGAGTTTAAGTTAGCTTTAACTGGGTTAAGTGTATAACCAGCAACATCTTGAATAACAGATGCTAAGTTACCGTTTGTAACAAGGTATTGAGCTGGGCCAACACGACCTTCAGTTGCAATAAAGTTAGAAGCGTTATTGATCTTAGCAATAAGTTTTCTTTGCATTGAGTGGGTTGTTTCACCACCTGGGGTTGCAGCACCTGCTACTAAATAAGCATCAACATTATAGTCAAACTTAGATACGCCAGCGGTTTGTGGAGTTGTCCAAGCGATTCTATTTTTGTCAGCAAGTGCAGTAATTGCTGCGATAATTTGTTTAGAAATGGTTTGGGTAAGTTCATTAACCAAAACTGATTCTAATTTTTGAATAATATCCATTCCGGTTGCGGCTTTGATATCTTCAATTTGAGTTCTCTTCAATGATGAACTAATTTCAACATCACCTACTTGAATTGTCTTTGTGAAGATGTCTGGTCCAATAACGTTTGGATACATTCTTTCGTCTTCGTCACGGGTCATTGGCTTGTTAAGATACCAACCTGCTGAGAAGCCAGGGATATGATCTTCTAACAAAGAAACTAAATTAATAGTTACCCCTGCTAAAGTAATATAAGTTGGAGCACCAGCACCTGCTGCATTTGCAATCTGCATGATAACACCACTATTTAACATATCTACGATTGAGGATGATGCTGTTGGGAAAGTATTTCTATCATCAATAAAATTCCAACCACCATTGTTAGCACCAGTGTTAAATTGACGGAAAATTCTAAACATTGGATAACCATTGATACGGCTCCAACCTAAGAATTCCATCCAACCTTCTTTAGCAACAACTGTTGAAGAAACACCTGCTAATGCTGGGTTAAAAGCCAAAATCAAAGTTGAGGAAGCTGCAGAACTACCTTTAACAAAATAATCTGATAAAGTTAAAACTGAAGTTTGACTTTGTAATGGTTGTGAGTTATTTACAAGTGTTGTACCACCTGATAAATGAACATACATTTGTTGAGTTAAACCTCCAATTTTTTCATATGTAGGAGTACCATTAGCATCAACTGTGTTTGCCATAGCAACCTTTAATGCTGCATTTAAAGCAGTGAGACTTGTCATGTTCAATGAGAACATAATAGGTCTTTCATCTTTCAATGTTGAATCAGCTACGTTATCATATTTGAAATCTACAAATAACAAATCAACTTTTGGTGAAGAAGCAGGCTTTACAGCTACTAAATCAAGACCAATAGTTTGTGCAGCGATCTTCATTGAAACTGGAAGTAAATTCTGACCAATGTCACCTGAACCGATGCCACCAGCTGTACCCATTCCATAATCACCCCATACTAAACCAGGAGTAGTTGAAGGCAATGCAGGTTGTACTGCACCCATACCGTTCATTGTGCCCATTGTTGAATAAGCAACATTTTCATTCAAAGAATGCATTTCTGCATACTCAGCCATCCATTTCTGTCTGTAAGGATCGGTAACACCTAAATTCTCCAAAACAGGTTTCCATTTGTTGATGGATTTTTGTTCGTTTACTAATAAATTCATTTTATTTTTTTATTTTTTTAGACAAAAGTCTTAATTTTTAGTATTCTTATATATTCATTAAAAAAAGTCATTTTTTTCTATTTTTGCGACCCCTTATGAATTTAATTTTGCAAATACTGATAAGAATGTATCTAATTGATTTTCAGTTAATTTACTGTCATCTACGATACGATTCTCTGTAATCAAAGTTTTTGAAGGTTTCTCGTTTGTAAACCTTGCTAAATCTCTAGTTTGCCAGAAACTCTCAAATTTTTGTACTGTATCAAGAGTTGGAAATAATCTTGCTGATGTAACAATTTCTTTTTGAATATTGTTATCAATTTTTTCCCAAATTGGTTTTAATTCTGATGGCATAGCATCTAATAATAAGTCATTAAATGATTTTCTTTTTGGTGAGAGAGCTTCATTCATTATTGCAATGACTTGAGCTTCGCTTGTATATTTCCCTTCGCTTTCTTTTAACGCGATTTTTACCTTTGTTTTATCTTCATTAGGTAACGCATAATATGCAGCTTTTCTCTTTTCTGTTAAGAAAAACATGAAATGTGGTTGATCTTCTTCTGAAGCCTTTCTTTTTTTGGTTTCTAGGATCAAAGTATTTAAATTTTCTTTTAATGAGTTTTGAATTGTGTTTAATTTACTAACACCTAATCTAGTAATTTTAGATTCATGTACTTCAACTGGCTCTTCTTGTGTATCTAATTGTACAACAATTAAACCGTTTTGTGGGTTAGTAGCAAGTACTTCACCTGTATTATCACCAACAGCAACAGTTTCACCAGGTGTTGGTAATCCATTACCTACGCCTTCACCTTCTGCAGGTGCAGGTTCTTCGGTTGTTGGTTGTACTGGTTCTTCGGTTGGTAATCCTGGTTGTGGTACTTCTTCACCTTCTGGTGCTTGTTCACCATCAACTGGTTGTGTTTGAACTGGAGCCTGATCAACAGGTTGTTCAACTGGTTGTGCTGGTTGTGTTGCACCTTCTGGTTGATCTTCATAATATTGATTAATATCAATATTTTTTACTTCTTCTTCAGTGATGAATTCAAAGTTTTCTATAAGTTTACCAGATTTTAATTGTTCGGTTAAAAGTTTAGATCTATCAATAGTTTTATCTAGACTCTCGGCAATATAATTAGTGTATGCCATGGAATCATCTAAATTTTCAGCAATATACTCTGAATAAGAAATATTATTATCAACATGTTCAGCAATGTATTCTGAATAAGCGATATTATTATCTAAGTTTTCAGCAATATATTCTGAATAAACGATTGAATTATCAAGACTTTCAGCTAAATACTCAGAATATTCAATTGAATTATCTAAGTTTTCAGCGATATATTCTGAATAAGCAATCGAATTGTCTAAATTCTCAGCAATATACTCAGAATAATCAATATTCTTGTCAAGATTTTCTGCTAAATATTCTGAATATTTGATATTTTTATCAACATGTTCTGCGATATATTCTGAAAAATCAATATTTTTATCCAAAGTTTCAGCAATGTACTTTCCATAATCAATAGATTTGTCAAGTGTTTCTGCCAAGTATTCTGAATAACTACCTATTTTTTCAAGATTTTCAGCTAGATAATCATTATGTTTAATTAAATCAGTTGTAGTTTTTTTCAACTCAACGTTTTCATTAACAACAATCTGAAGTTTTTCAGCCAAATAATCTAAGTATTTGGTCATTTTTGTTTGAGATTCTTGCAATTTCTCATAATAACTGAGCATACTTTCTAACTTTGTGAGATCAAAATCACCTTTACCCTTAATAGCATCATTAATTGTGGTTTTGAATTTTTCGATTTCCTCTGTTAAATAATTTGAATACTCAAGCATTTGTTTTTTTGTTACAAAGTCTTCGTTCATTTGAAATAATTCATTAATTTTTGACTCATCAGATATGTCATATATCCTAAAGTTGGCACTTTCATGGAAACCTAAACTTTCGTTCAAGGATTTAACTTCCATTCTTGCTGAACTAAAGCCAGGATCAGCAACGGCATCATAAGTAAATAATTTCTTTACAGTTACTGTACCATCGGATTCTGTAATGCCTGCAGCACGAGATGATACAAAAATTGGACAACCATCATTTACAAGAGCTTTAGCCTCTTTACCCCAATGGGTATTAAGCAATCGAATTTCACCCTTTACTACGTTTGTTTCTTTGTAATAAAAAGCCTTTTCAATTGTGTGTGAAACTCTTGATAATGAAGTATCAAAGACATCGGGATGATCAAATTCACCATATACAACACCCAATTGTTCTTTACGAGTTAATAATTCTTGTAAATGTGGTAAAAACTTTTCAGCAGTATAGATCCTATCATTTCTATTCTTGATATTAAATTCTGTGAAGGTTCCACCTAGGATGATTGAATCTTTAGCATAAGCAGTAGATTCTTGTAGTGGTTTAAGACCGTCCATGCAATGTTCAACAATAAGGACTGGTTTCATATTTTTAATTTTCTTTTATATATAACATAAAAAATATCATTTTTTTCTATTTTTGAATAAATAAAAGGATCTCAAAAAATGAATAAATTATTGTTGAATTTGACTAAACATGGACATCAAATTTTTATATATACAATATGATTCTTGATGAAAAACTAGAAATAAAAGTAAATCCTTCTAACATAAATCATTATAAAATTTTTTATAGCAACATAAGTGTTGGAGATTTAATTTTAGTTGATGTGGAACAATTAACGAAAGGTTCCAAATATGAAATAAAAATGAGATGTGATAAATGTTATAATGAACTTTATATACCGTATAATTTTTTATACAAAACCGATTCATTACATAATTTTATTTGTAAAAAATGTAAAAGAAAAAACACCAATCAAAAAAAATATGGAGTAGATAACGTTTTTCAATTAGAAAATATTAAAAATAAATCAAAAGAAACAATAAAAAATCAATACGGAGTAGATAATGTTTCTCAATCAGATAAAATTAAAAAGAAAAAAATAAACACATTTTTAAAAAAATATGGAGTAGAATGGGGATTATCTTCAGATATAATTAAAGAAAAATCAAAAAAAACAATTAACAAAAAATATAATGTTGATAATATATCTAAATTAGACAACATCAAAAGGAAAAAGGAAGAAACATGTTTTAAAAATCATGGTGTAGATTATATATCTCAGCATGAAAATTTCAAAAAAAATTTAGACAAATTAATTTTAAAAAAATTACAGATAAAATATAAAAATTTATTAGATATATCTGGTGACAATTTTACATTTTTTTGTGAAAAATGCGGAAAAGAATTTGAAATTTATAAAAAATCATTTTATACTAGGCATAATCTAAATATTGGTATATGCACTTTTTGTAATCCAATAGGTTCAGTACATTCGTCTGGTTCAGAAACAATTTTATATGAATTTATTTCAAATAATATAGATAAAGTTTGTATCAGAAATGTCAAAAATATAATTCATCCTTATGAATTAGATATTTATATTCCAGAATTAAAATTATCATTTGAATTTAATGGTTTATTTTGGCACAACGAGAATAATGTTCATAAAAATTATCATTTATATAAAACTGAAAAATGTGAAAAATTAGGAATACAATTAGTACATATTTGGGAAGATGAATGGTTATTTAAACAAGAAATAATTAAATCTATGATTTTAAATAAATTAAATAAAACTCCTAATAAAATATATGCTAGAAAATGTGAAATTAAAGAAGTATTAGATAATAATTTAATTAGAGATTTTTTAAATCAAAATCATATACAAGGTTTTATTGGAACAAAAGTAAAATTAGGTTTATTTTATGAAAACAAATTAGTTTCTTTAATGACTTTTGGAAATCGTAGAGTTGCAATGGGTAAAAAATCAACTGAAGAATATGAATTATTAAGATTTTGTAATAAATTGAATACTAATGTTATAGGTGGTGCAAGTAAATTATTCAAATATTTCATAAATAATTATAATCCTAAGAAAATTACGACTTGTGTGGATAGATCGTTCAGTCAGGGTAAATTGTACGAAATTTTAGGATTTAGATTACAAAGTAAGACTCAACCAAATTATTATTATATTAAAAATAAAATTAGACAGCACAGATTTAATTTTAGAAAAGATATTTTAGTTAAAGAAGGATATGATTCAACAAAAACTGAACATGAAATAATGTTAGAAAGAAAAATTTCCAGAATTTATGATTCTGGAAATTTAAAATTTATATTTAATACTTGATATTAAATAGAATCTATAAAATCATCAATATTATCATCCAATTCTTTAGTTTCAATATTTTTAATTTTTTTCTTTACTGACTTTTTTTCTGTTTTTGTTTTTTCTTTAATTGATTTTAAAACTTTTTGATTTTCTAATTCGGTTTTTTTCAATTCTTCTTCAAAAGAAGAATCTTTAATTTCTTTTAAAGTTCTATCTAATCTAACATCACCAACACATATTTCACTAACTGTTTCCACAACGTCTTCTAAATTATTAGTAACTGAATCTAATTTATTTTTTTCTGTTTCTTTTATTTTAGATTCTAAATATTCAACACTTGGAATATCTTCTGGATAGATAATTCCAGGAATTTTAAGTTTTTCAAGTTGACCATCAATAATCACTTCTAAATAATCATCTTTTCGTCCTAAATATTTTTCAACTCTAGTAACATCATTTATACCGTTGTGGAATAATATTGCAATTAATCTTTTATCTAATCCCATATTAAATTTTTATTTTTATATATTAAAATAATGTGGTTCACAAGTTATATTTTTTAGCATCTATATAATCTTGATATTTTTCATATTCTACCATATAATGATCGTTAATTATATTATCAATAAATTTATAAATCATATTTTCTTCGTTATCTTTTAATATAATTTCTCTATAATCTTTTGTTCTTTTCAATAAATCTGAGACAGCATCATCAATATCATCACCGTTATCAATCTGTAAAATATCATATAGTTCTAAAGGACTATTACCTTGCCCACTAGGATAAAAATATTCATCTATAACATCTTCAGCAAATTTCTTTATTAATTTATCAATTATAATATCTTTATTTTTAATATTTTCATCTTTAAAAAAATGTTTTAATGATTTTTTAAATTTTTTTATTAAATGATCTGGAAAATCTATTTCAATTCTTTTTTCAAAAATTTTAAAATTAGTTATCATAAAAATTATATATTTATGTTATATATTAAAATAAAATTTAAAATAATTTTAGAAGGACAACCATATTTTTTTATATATAATAACAAACAAAAAATTTATGATAATAACAGAAACAATAAAATTAAAAATGAACAGTAAAACGATATCACATTATATAGAATTGGGTTATAATGTAAATGTAAATGAAATTTACGATATAAAGGTTAGTGATTTAACAAAAGGAAGTAAAGTAGAAATAGTTGCAAAATGTGATATATGCGGCAAAGAAAAAAATGTACCATATAGAGAATATTGTAGAAACACTTCAAAATATGATATTTTTTGTTGCTCAAATAAATGTTCAACCATTAAGAATAAAAAAACATCATTAGAAAAATATGGAGTAGATCATTTCTCCAAGACAAATGAGTTCATAGAAAAAATGGAATCAACAAATTTTAATAAATTTGGATTTGCTTACTATGCACAAACAAAAGAATATAAAGAAATTATAAAAAATAAAAATCTTGATTATAACACAAGAATAATAAAACAAAAAGAAACTTGTTTAGAAAAATATGGAACTGAGAATTATCACCAATCGGAAGAGTATAAATCTAAAAAAAATAATATAATTAATAAATACAAAACTACAGTAACAAAAAAATTATTAAAAAAATTTTCAAATTTAATTTCAACTGATAACAAGAATTATAAATTTTTATGTGAAAAGGGACATGAATTTGAATTATCTAGAGAATTATTAAAAAATAGGTCTAAATTAACTACTAAAATATGTACAATTTGTAATCCAATAGGTTCCTCCAAATCTGGATATGAAATACAATTATTTGAATTTATATCAAATAATATTTCAACAGAAATATTAAAAAATAACAGAACATTTTTAGATAATAAATATGAACTGGACATTTATTTGCCTGAATTGAAATTGGCATTTGAATTTAATGGTTTATACTGGCATAATGAATTAAATAAAGAAAATAATTATCATTTAGACAAAACTGAATTATGTAAATGTAAAGGTATACAATTAATACACATATGGGAAGATGATTGGACTTATAAACAAGAAATAATTAAATCTATTATTTTGAATAAATTAAATAAAACACAAAATAAAATTTATGTCAGAAAATGTGAAATTAAAGAAATATCTGATAATAAAATGGTTAATAAATTTTTGGATGAAAATCATTTACAAGGAAGTATAAATTCATCAATTAAAATTGGATTATTTTTTAATAATGAACTATATTCATTAATGACATTTGGAAAACAAAGAATTTCATTAGGACAAAAAAGTATAAAACACACATATGAATTATTAAGATTTTGTAACAAATTAAATACCAATATTGTTGGTGGTGCTTCAAAACTTTTTAATTATTTTCTCAATGTTTATAAACCTGAAAAAATAATTACTTATGCAGATAGAAGTCATTCAAATGGTGACCTATATTATAAATTAAAATTTAATTTTATTTATAACACAATTCCAAATTATTATTATATTATAGATGGTATAAGACAAAATAGATTCAGTTTCAGAAAAGATATACTAATTTTAGAAGGATATGATCCATATAAAACTGAACATCAAATAATGACAGAAAGAGGTTATTATAGGATATACGATTCAGGATCAATGAAATTTGAAATGAACCCTTAAAATTCAGATCCTCCTTGACCACCTTGTGCTCCGCCACCTTGTGCTTGTCCACCCTGTGATTGACCTTGTCCACCAGGCATTCCACCTTGGGCTTGGCCTCCAGTAGGCATTTCACCTTGTGATCCACCAGGCATCTCACCACCCATTCCACCAGGCATTTCTTCTGGAGAACCCATTCCACCACCAGGAGATCCCATTCCACCGCCTCCAGCACCTGATCCAGGTGCTGCAAGTCCACTCATCATTTTAAATTTATTATTTGACTCGATATCCTTATCCGTGAATTTCATTATATTACGCACAATCCACTCGATGCTCAAATATGGCTTTCCTTCAGCATCTTGTAAGTTGTTGGAGAGTGTTGAAGCGATTTCGGATCTTTTTGATAGATTATTCAAGAATTTCCATTCTTCGAATAGATCATTAGAGTTAAAAACTATTTTAATATAACTATCAAACAATTTATCGTCTTCTAGTTCAGGAAAATCCAAAACCATTTGAATCATTAAAGGTTTAACTAATATTTCTTTGAATAATGTTCTTAGTCTATTTATAAAATTTTTATATCTAATTTCATCCATTGTGATTGATGCGGTATCGTCATAAAAATTGCCACCACCTTGGTCTTCGTCTAGTCTTGAAAATGGAAGTTTTGATGCTCTCTTTAATGTCTTATAAAACCATTGAAGTACTTGATCTTCATTTAAGTCTGCTTGTTGTGGTTGCTCAATTGTCATTTCTGGTGTCCCTTGGTCTGATGTTGGAAACCAATAATCTTTTGAATGAGGAATTTTAGTTGAGCCATTAATATAAGGTATACCAGTTCTATCATCCCATTCAATATCTTCATGATATTCGCTCATCAATTGTGCAATTTGTTGTTCTGCTTGTTGTCTTGTCAATCCATTTACAGGAATAACAAATTTTTTATAGATGGATGCCTGATTTAGATTATACATCAATTTTGTAAATTCTAATAATTTAAGTTGATTGTAAGGTTTAATTAAACCTTCGACATATGAAGTTTCATCGTAATCGAGATTATTAGAATATGAAATATAAATAATATTTGCATCTAGTAAAACTCTTCTTAATTGAGGAATATCTGGATTTTGAATCCAAACAACTGTACCTGAACCAGGTTCAGCGGCAACAATTAAGGTTAAAGGATCTAATAAATTAAGACTAATAATAGTTTTTTGTTTATCATCATAAACAATTTCAAATGCTAAAAATCCATCAATTAAAAATGTTTTCATATAATTCCAAGCAGTTAAACCATCATTAAATCCAAAAGCGTTATAAATTCTTCTAAAATTTTCTTGATATTTAACTCTAATTGATTGATCATAACTATCTGGAATGTCAGTTACTGAACAAAAATAATTATCATCATTATAATTCACACATTCCTCGGCAATTCTAATAACATAATCTTTAATTTCTTCTTTAATAGCATATTGATGTAAAATTTTTCTTTTATCTAAATATTTACGATCTAAATATGCGATTGATTTCTTTTCTAAAATTTTAGAAATAATTTTCTTCGTGAATAAATCATACATATTTGTACCGGGTTCATATAGCAAATTGCTTGTGTCCTGAAACGCACCTATCGCTTGACTATTTTTAACGACCATTTCTTGCTCGTCCATTCCAAAATTACTTAATCGTCTTAATAATTTATTACTAAAACTTTTTCCTACATTACCTTTACCGAACTCATACATTGAATTTGGTTGATTATATCTGTTATAAGTTGCCATTTTTTTGATTAATTTTTATTATATATTAAAATAAAGAAGCCCTGTTACAATTCCTCAAATAATTTTAAGTTTTGTTCAAAATTTCTCAATGCTTTGTAGAAATTTTCTACATCTTTTTCATACATTTTCAATATTTCTTCAAAGGTTTTTATTTTTTCTGAAAATTCACCCTTAAGTTTTTCGTTTTGAATATTATACAAAGTATCATACATTAATCTATTATTAATATAATATGTATCTACAAAAACAAATCGTTGTAAGATAGTGGATGATATTTCAAATATTTTTTCTATTTTTGAAATATCATAAGCAGTTATACAATAACCTTTATTACCATTTTTCTTTAAGAAATTATAAATTCCATTCACATTAAAATTAAATTCCTCTTTCACTTTACCACCGACTGAAATTTTATTCTCATTTTTTTCATATTTGTCTTTATTAACATCAATAATAGATTCTATTAAAAATGCTTTATATTTTAATGGTAAATAATCGAAATTAACCGCATATAAAACTCCTTTATCATTTATAATTTTTAATTGTCTTTCTAAAATACCTTTTTCATTTTTATTTTTCAACGGTTGTATAGTTAAAATAGGACACCATAACTTATTTCCATTAAAATTATATTTGATAATATAAAATTTACCTATTTGTACATTCTTTAAATTGGTTGCATGTACTTGATTGTTAGGTTTTCTTAAAATATATGTGAACATTTCAAGTGTAGATTCAGTTCTAATGACTTTTATATTTTGAGCATATTGTCTAAAAAGTGCTCTAACTTCTTCTGTAAATTTCATGAACTATATATAAAATTAGGGAATTAAACCTTTTTTTCTGAGATGGTCTTCTGTTATTATAATAAATTTGATTCCTTTTTTCTCACACCATTCTCTAGTAAATGCCCATTTATGTAAATTCTTTTTATGAGTTCTTAAGGCGTACTCATAATTTTCTAACATTTTTAAGGTGTGTCTTTTTGGTTTCTCAGGTAAAGCGCATTCGGCTTTTGGTTTTATTTCAACCAAAATTCTTTCATATGATTCTTTATTATCATTTTTGGTCATCTCTAAATAAAAGTCTGGATAATATCTATGTGTTTCTACTTGATTCTTATCATTTGTAATTTTATAAGGAATTTCTATGCCTTCTGCACTCCATTTTCTAACATTTTCATTTAAATCACAATATCTACAAAATGCTTTTTCCCATGAACTACGATATAGTATCGGATAAGTTCCTAAATATTTTTCTGAATTTTGAATAACATAATGACCTTGCTTATATCGTCTATTCCCGATTCTTGATCTGTTTTTCGCCATTTGTATTCTCCAATAATTTATTTAATTTAGACTTTCCTAACTTTATTATCACCTTTATTTTCGAATTGTTCGTTCAAAAATTTGATGCTATATAATTCTCTTGCTTTTTCAATTTTTGGATTAATATCGTTCATATTAGATAATTATTTTTTTCTAAAAGAATTTATTAGTCTAGGATCGGGAGGTTCTTGAATTAATTTTGTATTATCTTTAACAGGAATATAATTTTTACCTTTATTAGCCAATGCTACATCATACAAATTTGGAAATCTATTATAAGCACCGAATTTCACATCTTGAAATTGAATATCTCTCACTAACATTATAAATTCTTCATCACTTCTATAAACAGAAGGTGCTGGTATAGGTGTTGATTCAATAAAACCATCATTACGAACCCAATCTTTTAAAGCCATACTCTATATATTAATTTTTAAAATAAAATTGTTAAATATTATGTAATCCTCGCCCTTCATTTGAATGACTTAAACTTATCATTCTTGGTGAATCTTGATTGTTCTTTTTCTGATATATAACATTTAAACCACCTGCTATACCTCGTTTACAAATTTCTGAAAAATATGGAAAAGCGGAAGAATATTTCTTTTCATTAAATCCACTCCAGTTAGATAACATCATCAAAATGCCTTGTTGCATACAATCATATTTATCATCTGGAGTTTTATATTTTCTCTCGAATTTTTTAATCATTTCCTCTCCAATTTTAATAATCATATTTTCTGCCTTTCTAGTGAGCTTTCCGCGACCTTTTGATAAAACAACCTCGTAATAGAATTCAGTATCATCAATATATCTTGCCATATATTTAATTATTTTTATAAAAATTTTTATCAATCCATTTTCTTTTTCTCGCAAATTCATATACATTATGATTTTCTCTTGCAAATTCGGTTACATTCTTATATTTTTCAGCTTCATTTTTACATTCATCTTTGGTCCAAGTTTTTCTTAATGGTATCATATGTAAACAAATTTCATCTAGAAATTTATTCTTTTGTGCAAATTGCCACAATTTATGATTATTTATTTTAAATTCGTTTCTACTATTATATTTCAATGCTTCTTTTTTGCAATCTTCTATTGTTACATAATTATGTAAACATATCATATGGGAACATATATCATCTAGCCAGTCATTTTTTCTAGCTATATCCCAAGAATTATGATTATTTTTTGCAAATTCGCCTCTATGTTTGTATTTAAGTGCCTCTTTTCTACATTCATCTTTAGTCCATTTTCTGTGAATTATGGTCATATGTGAACATATTTCATCCAACCATTTATTTTTACGTGCTGAATTAGATGCTGAGTGATTATTTTTTTCAAATTCGGATCTTGTATTATATTTCGATGCCTCTTTTCTACATTCCTCTTTATTCCATTTTATTTTTGAAGAACCAATTCCACCAGTCTTAGCAATATTTAAACACTTGAATCCATTTTCTTCTGATTTACATTTCCAATATTCTTCTTGTATTTTAGCATCATTCACAGGAATATAATCAGTTAATTTTTCAATAATAATAGGTTTAATTTTTGTTTTTTCTATATATGAATGTACTGTTCCTTTTTTATTTAGATGTTCACATATTCTTCTATCAAAATTGCTGGTTAATCCAACATAACAAACGTTATTTGAAAATATAATTCTATATATCAGTCTCTTATATTCATTACCTATTGGTAACATATGAGAACATATATCATCAATCCACTTATTTCTTACTGCTGCTTGGTAAGCGCCATAAGATAATTTTTTAAAATCTTTTTTGTAATTGTACTTTAGTGCTTCTTCTTTACACTCATCTATCATCCACTTGGAATTTGCAGAATTCATTATTATAATATTTTTTGGGATTTGATCTAAAATGCCTATAAAATATGTATATTATGAAATTGCCTGAATTAGATAGCCTAAAAATTAGTTAATTATGTAAAATAAATAAAGTTATTGTTACTATTATTTAGTAATGCTTATAACTGTTATAGAATAAGATAAATAAAAAGTTGATTAAAAATAGCATTCTCGAAGTAATAATTATGTATTTTTTATGGAAAGTATTGATTTTATTATATATTTAAAACACAAGAAGGGCCTTTATTTTATAAAGGCCCTTCTTGTAAGAAATAATTATAAAATCATTCTTTTTGCTTTAACCTTATCAGCATTAACTGCCTTTAAATTTTCATATAATTCGTGTTTAGAAATTAGCAAATCATTAAATGTTTTCTTTAAATTTGTATCACTATTCACTAATTCTTCATGTTCTTTTAACAATGCTAAGCCTTCATCAATTTGTTTGATACCTTCTTTAATTTCCATTTCTTTGTCTTCTAAGGATCTAACATGTTTCATTTCTTTTGAAAGTTTATTGTCTAAAAATTTCGTTAAATCATAATCCAATTCTTTTTGAACATCATTAATTAAATCGTTTGCTGAATTATATTCATAGAAAGCTGTACCTGTTCTAGCGTCTTTATTATAAATATACATTTTATCTTTATAATTAATAACATAACATTCTAAATGGGGATATAAAGCATTTTCTACCTTTAAAGCAATATCTAAATCTACAAATTTGTCAATATTTTGAGCTGCTGTTTGTGATAAAACATAAAAATCTTTCTTTAACCAAGGAATAATTTTTGAATTGAATAAATTTTCTAAAGTTGTTTCTTTATCTAATTTTTCTTCATTTAAGAAAACTTCTTTGTCATTTTTTGTTGAAATACTTAAAATTAAATTTTCGTCTAGTCTAAAAGAAATCATATCATCTTTAACGTCACCTATGGTCATAACTTTTTCCAAAATTCTAAATTCTCTAATTTTATCTACATCTTTAATGTGATTTTCTAAAAGCGTTTGTTTAACTTCGTCATTATTAATTAAAAACCAACGATCTTTCATAAAAACTAAATTGCCATCTTCTGTTTTTTCTACTAACGTAAACACCTTTGAGCCTTTACCTGAATTCATTAAATTTTGTCTTTGAATAGGATTATTCATATAACCATTCAAAAATAATTTTACTTCTGGAATCCAATCATGAATAACCAATTCATTAACAATTGAGGTCATTTTTGAATCATTATCTTGAATATTAATAATATTAAGAATAGAATTCAAAGCTGGACGGTACATTTGTCCATAATTTTTTCTTTCAATTTTTTTGTAAAGATCCTTTAAATTATAATTTATTGGATCACTTTTAATTTCGTTTTCTAATCCTTCAATTAATTTTACAACTTTAACATCCCAAGAAAGTGGTGTAAGTTTTTCTTTAATTGCGCCAACAAGTTCTTTTTCTGAAAAGTTATCATAACCATTGATAAATTTCTCAACAATTACATTCAATTCATAATCCTCAATTAATAAAGCACTTTTAAAATTAAATAAGTCATACTTTAAATTTTTCATGTTTCTTTTTTATTTTTTGTACTGTATCTTGCAGTTTTTTTAATTTTTTAATCTATTATGAAGTTATATATAAATAAAAAAAACTCATTTTTTTCAAAAATGAGTTTTCAAATAAAAAATTAAAAATATTATTCCATATTATTTATATCATTGTTTCTATTTTGATCTTTTTCTCTTAGTATGTCTTCTTTTGATTTATTATCAATTAAATTATTATACCAGTAAGTTCTTTTTAATGTTGGAATTTTAGCACCTAACTGAGGTCTAGGAACACCCAAAAAATCCCAATCAATTTGAGAATCATTATCACACACTTCATAATCATCACTCATATTATCAAAAACAGGATAATATGTTTGTATTTCTAATGAAAATTTCATAGTAATACTACCGTCAGATGTTAAATTAATTTCTCTTGGCAATTCTATACCAGAATCAGATGGCAATTTAAAAAACGCATCTAATTTTAATCCAAAATAACTAATATTAAAAAATCTATAATTGTATAGAACATCTAAAATTTTAGTATAGCAGGTATCTGCTTCCCATTCATTATCTAATCTAATAGTAATTTCATAATTTAATGAAATCGGAACTGCTTTAGTTCTACTAACAACTTGTCTAAATTCTTCATTAATTTTAGTTTCTTTTGATAAATATTGATTAGGGTTAGCAAACTCATCATCTCTTTGTGAGCCACCTTTAAAAGTTACGGTTCCTCTTTGTTTTTGATCAGTGTTCAACTCTACTCTAGTACTAACAGTATCATCAACAAAAGCATCTAAAATAAATCTTTCTTGTCCAGCAAATGGTGTATAAAATGGAATAATGACTCTAATTTTTTTTCCATCACTCCATCGATTTATCCATCTCACCTTAGTCGTTAAAACTTTACATAATCCAATTGTAACCATTCTAACAAAATTATCATCATAATTGTATTGTTCATCTATATTCATTAAACTTTAATTATTTAATTCTATATATAATTTTTAATCTATTCAAAAGTTATGGAACAAAAAAGACAATTTATTATTATTTTAAGTAGTAAAGACCAATCTCGTTTTTATTTACAAAAAATAAAAAAAAATAGTTTAGGATATTATTTTATGAGAACAATAAATCCTAAAAAAGCTAAAATTTGGAAAATTAAAAAAAAATGTGAAACTGCAATAGATAAAATTGAAAAATTATTAGATCCAACTCAAACACATTTAAAAAAATATAAACTAGAAGTAGTAGAAATAACTGACAATCAAACATTGAGACAATTAAAATTAAAAAAATTAAATAAAAAATGATAAAAATTGGAGATAAAGTTCGGATGAGTAAAAAAAAGATTATAGGTATCGCAGGCACATATATACCAGAGTGGTACTGTAATGAAATATTTTCCATAAAAAATATACGTCTCTGTACAGGATCTTCAACAATCGTAACATTAGACAGAAATTTACCAAATAGACATGGAAATGAAATATATATTGGATATTTAAAATCTTTACGAATACAAAGAAAAAAGAAACTTTTAAAATTAAATTCCCTATAATTTTAGGGACTAACAAGTCTCATTATCAATTCATAGTTGTTAAGGAAGACACTACTCACAAAGTAGTGTTTTCTTTTTTTAAACAAAATATATAATTAATTATATATTTAATTGAATCAAATATATCAATTATGGCTGAATTATTAACAAATGAGATTTTTTGGTATAAATACCAACCACAAAGTTTAAAAACTATTATCCTTCTTCCAAGAATAAGAGAACTCATCAAAGATGGATTAAAAATGAATGTTATATTTCATAGTGAAACCGCAGGTACAGGTAAAACAACTCTTGCAAAAATTTTATGTAAAAATACAGATAATATTCAATATAACGCATCAGATGATACAAGTGTTAATATTTTGAGAGATCAATTAAAAAAACATTGTAAAACCCTAAATCCATTTATGCCAAAAAATTCATTAAAAACAATATTTCTTGATGAATTCGATGGTGTATCTATTGAATATCAAAAGGCAATGAAAGGATTTTCAGACACTTATCATCATGTTAGATTTATTTTAACAACAAATTACATTCAAAATATTGATGAGAAAATTATTTCAAGATTTACCAAAGTTGATTTTGATCCAAAAACTAAAGAAGAAACGGAATATCTTCAAACTATGTACTTTAAATATCTTAAAGCAATTGCTACGAAATTATCTATTACACAACCAGAATTTAAAATTACTAATGATGAGATAAAAAAACTTATAATGCTAAGTTTTCCAGACTTAAGAAGTGCAGTACAGAAATTACAAGAAGTTTATATTGTTGGTACAGAGCAATTTAAAAATATTAATTCAAATTATGATGATATTTTTAAATTTGTTATGGATGGCAAAAATAATGTTGAAGAAAATTATGTTTATGTTATGAATAATTTTCAAGATTATCCATTAGAATTAATGAAAGCATTAGGTCGTCCTTTATTTAGTAAATTAATGAACATTGATCATCCGAACTTAATTAAACAAGGTGCAACTTTAATTAGTTTACAAAAATCTTATAATGAAAAATATAATGATACAATAGATCCTCTTATTCATTTAATATCATATATTACTGATATAAAAGAAACATTAAAAAAACAATAAAAATGAGTGAATAAATGGGCTTCATTATTTGATACAGAATTAAGCGGAAAAACTGATTGGTTATTACAATATACCAATAATTTAAATAACTCAGGAACTAATTTTTATAAATCAATTTCTTCCGGTTATACCGGACAAACAATATCCTCCACCAGTTTCGGTAATCAAAATTTACTTCCAGTTTCTATAAAAATAGCAGCACAAACTATTGGTATGAATCTAGTTGCAGTAAAACCTATGAGTGCACCTATCGGTAGTATATTTGGAATGGATTTTGCATATGAAACACCAGAAGAAGGAAGGAAAAAGAAACGAAAAGAAAGATTAAAAAAATTAAATAAAATTCTTAGGAAAGAGAAATTAAAATATATAGATGAAATTCTTCAAAAAATAATATAATAAAATGAATGACATTAAATTCTTTAAAGAAAAACAAATTAATGATTATATTTACAACAATATAAATTTAACACACACAGGAACAAATGATATTAAATTCGGATTAAAAATGATGCTCGGTGAAGAGCCAGCAGTCAAATTTAATTATAAACCTAGTATGAAAGTTAATGAAACAACTGGAAAAGTTGAAAGATTAGAAAATGAATTAGAATCTATCGAAATCTACTATACTTATATCGGTTCAGATAACAATCAACATGCTGGGCATATGAAATATATTGTAAACTAATCTATTTTTTCATAACAAATACAATATCACCATAAGCATCTGTTGTATCACCACACAACCATTCTAACTCATGTTCAACAATTAAATTTGATATTTTGCTTTTCCAAATATCATTAAATTGTTTAGCCGCATGTAAAGGTTGATTGTTTTTAGCATAAAATGCAATTTTTTCATAATTTTTTTCATATGAAAAGCCAGCACAGTCTATATATCCATAAAATTCATAGAGTTTTTTAAAATTTTCAATTTTTAAATCTCTTGAAATACTTGAAGGCCAAGATTTTTCAGTATTCCACACATAATCATCATAAATACCTAAAGTAAAAGCGACACAATTAAAATTCCAAGTAGAAACATTTATTTTATAAGGTTTTCCAATTATGTTAGGAAACCAAATTTCTAAATCTTTATTAGTAGCCATTTTCTTTCGACCATTTTTTCCAATATAACATTCTTTCTTTTGTGTTATACTTTAAAGGATCTAAACCTTGACCAGTAATTTCAGAAAGTGCATTATCCCAAAGTATATTATTTCTATTTAATAAATATGGTATAACTTTTTCGCCGATTTGAACTATACTTCTATATGATTTTTTTTTAGAAATCATTTCTAAGTCCGGTAAATTTGTATTTTCGGATTCCTCTATCAAATTATTTATCAATAATTTATCATTATTAATAAATTCATTAAATTTATTTACTTTTGTCATATTTTTATTTTATTTTATATATTATTTTTAGGAAGTCATCATAATTTTTATCAATTATATATTGAAAATTAAAACCTTCATTTAATGTTGCTTTTTCTTTTTCTATACATCTATCTTTATGTAATTCATATATGTATGTTGATTTAACTTCAACTATTAAATTATATTTCTTCAAATAAAAATCTGAAAAGTAAAATTTTTCTTTGTCTAAATACGTATATTTGATGGTCTTGCCTCTTTTTACTTCTAAATTTAATTTTTGACACAAATCTAAAAAATCTTTCTCATATGTGCCTTGATAATTAATACCTATTTCATGCATTTTCATTTTAGGAAATTGCTTCTTATGAATTTCAAAATTTTGTGATGGAAAATCAACACCATATCTTTCATTACAAGTTATTTTAGATTTAGTTTTATATTCTTCTGTTGAGAGATATGAAGATTTACCATATCTTTTTAAACAGGTTTTAGCAACTCTATTTTGGAAATCCTTTGATTGTGAGCAATGATCAAATCCATATTCTTTTTTATTATTTTTATTTCTTTTTATTAAAACATCCTTAGACTGTGTAGGCCACTCTACATCATTATTTTCAAAGCAAGTTTGTTTAGATTTTTCGCGATTTGTAAAATTTTCATCACCATATTTTTCTTTTTTTGTCTTTTTTGCAATATCTTTTATTTTTTCTGATTGAAAAACATTTTCAGTGCCCCAATTTTTTAAATTTGTCTCCTTTTTCTTATCTTTGATTTCTTTTGATTGTGATACATTTTCAACACCATATTTTTTTAAATTTGTTTGCTTAGATTTTTCTCTATTTGTAAAATTTTCATCACCATATTTCTGTAATTTGGTTTTTTTAGATTTTATAGTTTTACATTTTTCACAAGAATAAAAACCACCTCTTTTTACATTATTCATATATGAAATATGTTGTATAGAATTAATTGAACCACAAATATCACATTGCACATCTATTAATAATTTATAACCTTGAATTATATCCTTAGTATATATTTCCGCAAATTCTTTTAATTCAACATCATAACCAATATCATTGTAATAATTTATATTTGTTCTATTTATTTTTACTTTGATTTTTTCTGTTAGTATCATATCTTTTAATTATTTTTATAATTTCCATCTATAAGTAATTTAAATATCATTTTTTAAACATCTTTAATATATTATGATATATAAAAGAAAAATAATATATGATTAACGTTAATTTGCTGGTGGATGGCAATTATTTTTTGTATCGTGCAGTCTTTATTTTACACAGATTAAAAACTCTTTATGGTGACTTGGAAACATTATTGTTAAATGACTATAACAATATTACTAACGCATACCCTTACACATTAATTTACTTTATTTCTGATAGTAAAAAAAGTTGGAGAAAAGCATATTACTCTGAGTACAAAGGTAAACGAAAAAAGGAAGAAAAAATAGATTGGGAATTTGTTTTTGATACTTTTGATAAATTTAAAGAAAATATTAAAAGAAGACACAATTGTCTTGAATATCAAATTGACCCTTTTGAAGGTGATGATATTATTGCACACATCGTAAAAGTAACAAATAGTCAAGGTGGTTCTAATATTATTTTGTCTAATGATGGCGACCTTCATCAATTGTTAAAATTTAGCACAACCGACAATTACATCAATATGATTTACAATCATAAATTTCAAGACGAAAGGCTTTTTGTACCTAGAAACTACAGTATATTTTTAAAGTATATTGAAGATACATCAGTTGGCGATATTTTTGATATGAACAATGATATAGATTTTATAAATTATTTTGATAAATTAACAAATAAAGCCAAAATAACACCTATAAATAATGAAGAATCTTATTTTAAAAAATTAGTTTCTGGTGATTCTGGTGATAATATTTTAAGTGTCGTTAAATTTACGCCAGATACAAGGGGAATTGGTACTGCTGGCGCTAATACGGTTTATGCTATGTTCAAACAAAAATTTCCTGAAGAGATTGATTTTGATTCGGATGAATTTATAAAAAATTTTGTTGATATTCTTTCTATATATCGTAAAAATAAAGAACTTAACTTCAAAGAAAAAGTGGTCGAAAATATTAAATTATCTAGAAAACTAACAAGATTAGATGGTAAATATTTACCGGACGGATATGAAAAACTTCTTTATGATACAATTAAAATTTGATTTTCCTATTTTTTTATAAAGTGTGGTACTCCTCAATTTGAGCGGAGCGGAGCAATTTTGAAAGAAATTGCTCTTTTTTATTGATAGACTTTTATTTTCTTTGAACCATTTTCAAAATGTTTATTACGAACAATTATGGTTTTATTATCTTTCTCATTATCAAAAGCAATCCAACCTTTTTTCTTCTTGTCACCATTCCAACCGAAGCCATCTAAGTTAGTATAAAGATATCCTTTTGCTTTTATTTCTGATTTACCATCTTCTGATTTAACCAATTTAAAATCAGTCACTAATGTCGTTGGACGATCATTCAAATCTTTTATGATTATCTTATAATCTACTGTTTTAAATTTACCTTTGATTTCATTTTCAAAAACAAAGTTTTCATATTTTTTTAACATTTTACAAATTATATTTATTCATTGAAGTGTATAGTTCTATTTCCTCTTGTGTTAATTTTACTACGCCCATATATTTATATCCTCTTCTATATCTAAGATCATCAAAACCTTTAAGTCTTTTGTCATGTTGCCATTCCATCCAAGACCATTCATCACTCATCCATGTATTTTTATCTTCTGATTTGAAATTTTCATTATGCCAAATTTCTATAAAATGACTTTTACCTCGAAGCAGTAATAGAGGTCGACGGACAGCAATTAATCCTCGTCTTTTACATATTTGAATATCTAAAAAGATATCTTTTGGTGCACCAAGTTTATCAAGAGATGCTTTTATGATATCTAAATTATCAGCCTTTATTTTCCAATAATATCTACCTGATATTGGTTGTATATTTTTATCAACACTTGCATCTCTTTCTTTTTGAAAATCTCTTTCAAATTGTTGCATTGTTAATTCAAATAATTTATATTTTATAATGTTTAAAACCCTGCCCAGCCGGGTTTCAGAGTTAGTTGCACGTTGGAATTGTCAAAACCATAACCGGGAATGGTAAAATCATAATTAAAATTCTCCACCAGTTTTTCCTGAACCGCCCCCACCAAATTTTCCACCACCTAGTCCGTTCACACTAATAATATACAAATTTTTATTTATTTTTTCACAAATATAAGTTCCTAAATTATTATCTGTTAATTTAAATTCCTCACCTTCTGGTTTTGCATTCTTTTTATTTACTATAATATATTTAAACGGTGATGAGGAAAAAAGTCCTTTAATTTTATATGTTGTATAATTTGGTGTATCATCATCTACTTCTAAATCGCTCATTTTAATTAAATGTGCACCCTTAAAAGGTTTAGGACTAGCATATGTACCACCGAAAGTTTTATCATAATACCAAATAAATTTTACAACTGAAGGAATAAATAGATTATAAATTTGATGTGTTACTGTGTGTCTGTGTTTTCCACTACCATGACTTTCTGAATAACTGTGATAAGCTACCATAAAATCATCATTAACAGTTAATTTAAAAGTTTGTCCTTCAGCACATAATTCATATTCCTTAAAAGTTTGATTCCCAATCTGTTCAGTTTTATCTAATTCTGCAAAACCTTTATGTGTATCACATCCACCAAGAGCAACTGAAGCACCAAGCATCGCACCCAAAGCAGCAGTTTTAAAATTTAACTTCTCATCAACAAATTCTTCATATTTAAGAACTTTTGTTTCCATACAAAACCATTTTTCTTTATATATTATTTTTAATTATTCAAATTTTTACCTGACAATTTGACATAAACTTTTTGAAAAAATGTCACTAAATATCATTGGTATAAAATTTGACTATATTTAAATAAAAATAATTATAAAAATATGAACAGAAATTTAATGAAAACAGAAAACAGACCTTTCTTTGATTTAGCAAGAAGGTTTTTTAACGAAGATTTCAATTACTTCGACTCTCCATTATTTACAACAAAAAATGGTGGATTGTCAAACATTTTAGAAAAGGAAAACGAGTATCTTATTGAACTTAGTGCGCCTGGTCTCAAAAAAGAAGATATTAAAATAGAACTAGATAATGATATTTTAAGAATTTCTTCTGTGTACGAGGACGAAAAAGAAGAAAAAAATGATGGATATTATAGAAGAGAATTTTATAAATCTAGTTTTGAGAGAAGTTTTTTAGTACCTAAAATTGCCGATAAAAATGCAATTTCTGCCACTATGATTGATGGTATTTTAACAGTATCAATTCCTAAATTAAAAGAAGAAAAAAAACTTAGTAATATTGAAATCAAAATTAAATGAACTACTACTACACTAAAGATGTAGTTGTTTTCTTACGGTATCTATAAAAAAAGAGCCTCACGGCTCTTTTTTTTAGAAAGGCTGTTTATTTTCGCCTTTTTCAAAATCCAATTTTCTTAAATCTGGTTCTGTACCTTTTTCTTCATCAAATTTATCAACTTTAGTCATCCAATTATCAAAATCCTCAATCAAAAACTTTTCCATGATTTCTTTATATTTCTCAAAAAGAATATCTTCAATATTAAATTCTCTTTGTTCCAAGAATATATGTGAATCTGCAACATCTTCGTCGAAAACTTCAATCGGAATTCCACTTGCGTCATTGAAAAATGGTGTTGCCTTTACAATAATACCTTCTTGATCATTTGCAAATTCGAAAATTCCTTCTGATGGATCGTGAATAAATTCAAAATCACCAATTTTCTTATTTTCATTCAATTTTTTAGCAAAATAATTAAGAATTTCTGCTCTATATTGATCAGTAATAGAATTTTCTTTAATAGATTCTCTCAAAATGAAATTGCTTCCGATTTTAATTTTAGTTAAATTATCAATCTGTTCATTCAACCAATTCATATCAAAATTTCTATATACATTTTTCTTAACCGTTTCTAAAGTAAAGGTTCTTTCTTTAATTCTAACATCATCTAATAAACCTTTAATTTTTTCGACTAATTCTTCTTTACCATTGATATTAATATCTTTGTCTAAAGATTCTTCATTTGAAATTTTGATTGATAATGAACTTTCTATTAAAGAATAAATTTCGTTCCTTAATGAATCTTTCAATTCATATTTTGGTTTTACTTCTTCGTGTAAAGTACTAAATTTTTTCATATTCCTATTTTATTTTTATTTTTATTTATTAGTATTTATCAAGGGAACGCTGATAAGATTCACCAGCCGCAATATAATTATAAATTATTTCTGCTGCTTCTTCTGGTGAATTAGATGTAATTATATCTAAAATTCCATCATAATCATATGTTTCACTATCATTTAAGTCTTGATCATTTAATGTTGGTCTTTCTCCTGTAACATCGTTCAATTCATCATCACTAAATCCACTATCCATTATTTCTTCATTTAAAAATTCACCAAAATTTTTAGTTTTCATATTTTATTTTTATTTTTTTACCTGTAGGTATAACCAGTTCTCAAATCCCATCTTAAACCAGATAGTTGCATATAATATTGATTATCAATTTGAATTGCTGGATAAGCATTTTGTAATGTAGTGCCTGTTACATATGGATATGAATATATAAGTACACCACCTACAACAGTTTTTCTTTTTATTGACCACAATGGATCTGAATCCTGTGTTCCTGCTACTGAATAGCCATAATATGTTGTTGCTGTTAGAGAATCACCATTCCAAGGATCTATTCTTTGAGGTTCTACTGCCATAATTTTAATTTTCTTTTATATATAAATTTTTTAAAGTTAGATTATATATAAATAAAAAAAGCCAGTATTTTCATACTGGCTTTCTTTCTTTAATTATCTGTTTTTATAATCTTCTATTCTTATTGTATGAAAATTATGGGCATTTAATAATCTAGGTATCCAAAATTTTTCATATTCATTAAATCTCACACATGCTGTTTTTATACTGGGATCTCGACCAACATTAAACCAAACCATTTCGTTTTTTGTATATTCTTTATCAATAAATATAAAATCAGTATCTTCATCATCATCAGAGTAGTGGACTATTTTAGCATCTAATATGTTTTTAATAATGTTATGTATTTGGGATTTATCGAAATCTGGATAATTTTTTTCTATAAAATAATACAATTCTATCCAATTTATAAGAACCACAGGTCCCCTTTCACTTACATCAATAGTTTTATTTAGATTTTTATTAGCATTTTTACTCCACTCTTTTTTATCATCTTCACCTTTTTGTTTCCATTTATTAATTAAATTCTTTGTTTTCTCATCTTTCACAGGAACTTCTTTCACAGTAGATTTTTCAATTTTTTGCTTATCCAAATTGACATTATGTGGATCATTTAAATAATCTCTTTCTTTTTTTGATAAATTTTCCAAACCTTTATCAATTAATCCATCAATTATTTCCTGATCGAATTTTTCATTAAATTCCTTATATTTTTTCATAAGTTATATTTTTTTATATCTGTCGCCAATTCTGTGTCACCGGTTTCTCTGTATGCTTCCAACCAATCTTTTAATTCATTTTTTTCTTTATCTTGATAAGTCCAACTTTGTTTGAGTACTTTCCATAAAATCAGAAAATTCGTAACCATATTTATCAAATCAAATTCTTTTTGTGATATAGTTATTATCTCATCATCATTTGGATAGCCAATTAAAGAATATGTTTTTTTAAAATCCTCATAAATTTTTATCATAAGTTATATTTTTTTGCATCTAGGTATAATTCTGGATTACTTGTGTAAATTACTAATTTTTCAAAATCTTTTTGATTTAACACATAAGAGCCCATCAACGATTTAAGTTTTATCGTTTTAACTTTAACAGTACCAAACTTACCAGTACCAACAACAACTATTTCGAAGTCTATAATTTTAGATTCAATTAAACCTTCACAAAAATTTTCATTTTCAGGCAATTTCATAAAATCATTTATATAACTCAATATTTCTTCTTTTTTCTTCTTTCTTAGTTTATTCCTTTTTTATCAAATTTAATTGAATATTCATAATATTCTATTGTATCTGTTTTAGGAAGATCACACCAATCTGCTTCACCTACTAAATTAAAATAATCAAATAATTCTCCTTCAGTAAAAAAATCTGGATATATAATAAAAGAATTGCAGTAAGGCTTTTGTATAGTATAATCTTCAAAAATTTTTAAATATTTCATAAATTATATATAAATAAAAAAATACAAAAAATAGTAAAAAAGTTGTTTTCTAAAATTTATATATACAATAAAAAGAAAACAACTTATGACAAAAAGAGAATGGGTAAAAATAGATAGATTATCTAAAAGAATTAAAGCAATTGAATATTTAGGTGGGAAATGTGAAAAGTGTGGTGAAACAAATATTTTTTCCTTAGAATTTCATCATAAAAATAGTTCAGAAAAAGATGCTACAATTTGGGCGATACAAGATTGTAGATGGTCAATCATTGAAAAAGAAATTCAAAAATGTATTTTGTTATGTGGAAATTGCCATGGTAAAATACATTCCAATGAAAATGACAGTAAATTGAAAAACAATAAAAAAATATATTTAGAATATAAGGGTATCTCTGGATGTGAAAAATGTGGGTATAATGAATGTAATTCATCTTTAGATTTTCATCATTTAGATAAAAACGAAAAAGATTTTATGATAGGTGAAATTTATATCACTTTTAATAGTATAGAAGATCTATCTATTAAAATTGCCGAAGAATTAAATAAATGTGTAGTCATCTGTAAAAATTGTCACAAAAAAGAACACTCCGATATTGATTTTTTTGAAAAATTCAAAATTGAAATTATTAAAAAATCAAAAACAAAAAAAGAAGTTATGAAAAAAATAGACAGAAATAAGGTTAATGAGTTATATACAAGCGGAACAAAGCAAATAGAAATTGCAAAATATTTTGGTGCGACAAAGGGCACAATTTCAAATATTATAAAAGAATTGAAATTAAAAAAGCCAACTAAATAGTTGGCTTTTTATTTAACTTATTGATAATCAATAAGTTAATGTGGAGGTGCGGGGACTCAAACCCCGGTCCAATAACGCCTTTCGGCATCTTCTACAAGTTTAGTTCTATTTTTCTAATCAGAACGAAATAGATAATTTTTAATTGGTAATTGTCAAATCCACTAAACATTTTTGAAAGTCTCAATATAGTTTACTAAAAAGATGGTCTGGTTTTTTCTGTTTAGGCTACGAGAACTCCACTCTCAACAACAGTTCCAGCAACTGAAAATGTTGAATTTGAAGTAACGATATGCGTATGTGCTTCGCCATTTATTGTTTGTTCCTATAAATTTATAAAACGCCTTATTAGAAAATGCGTTACTTGCCGATAACCTCATTATACAATACTGTCAAAATCGGTCACCCCCTTATTTTAAAGAACGATAAACTATATAGTTATAATTTTTTGTTAAGTTTTTCTATTTTTTGAAATAACATTTTTATAGAGTCCGTCAAAGAAAACAACTACATCTTTATTGTAGTAGTTCATTCTTCTATATGTGCCATTATTTCTGATTCTATTTCTCTGTCAGTTATATTTGGATATTTTTCTTTAATTGCTATATATAATCTATCCCTTTCAAATTTCAAATTTTCAATAGCATCATAATAAGGTTTTAAAATTTCTTGTACTTTTCTAATTTCTTTATCAAGTACATTTAATTTATTATTAAGTTCTAATGTTTTTCTGACATCATTTAAATCAGAATGAACTATTTTTTCCATTTCATTCTTTAAATCTTCAAAAACTTGCTTTTTATCATTTATAGCAGGCTCTTGTTTCAAAATTTGCTTTAAATTTTCAATATAAGATTTTCTTAATCTTACACCATCTCTAATATATTGTTCTGCTATCATTTTTAAGTTATTTTTATTCAAGTTTCTATCAATTTATCCATCCTAAATTTCGGTATCCTCATTCGCTTCTTTTCTTCTTTTTTCAATCATATATTTTAAATATTCATCATCATTCATTTTTATACACTTATCTCTTTCAGGATCAGACATATATGGCTTATCAATCTCACGTTTAATTTTATACCATTCATCAATATTAAAATCTATATCTTCAATTTTTTCATTAAGACCAAATTCTTTATACTGTTGTAGCAATTCATATGCATCAAGTGGTTTTCCAGCTGGTCCAGAAAAATAATCAATTAAA